GGGGTCTGTCGGTCGTGATGTGGCTAGGTTTGATCCGGTAAGTTTGGGCGCGGTGTGTCGGTCGAGTCGGGGTCGGGTACGGCGCGGTGTGACTTGGTCAGTTAAGGCGGTCAATTAAACAGCTAATATAGGAGGATAAAATATGGCTGGATTTCCAAAGAAAGAACGTCAAAGAATTATTGACGAATACTTAGCGGCGTCAGGCCGCAACATGTTTATACCAAGGGAGTTTGTGGATTGGTTGAGAGACCATCCTGACCATGAAGCATACGACTGGTTCTATGGTATGGACGATGCGGAAGCTGCACAACAGCATCGCATTCAATTGGCTCGTCAGATGGCAAGTGGACTGAGGATCGTGGTTCAAGATTCGTCTCCCGACGATCAGGTGGTTAACATAACCGTGAGGGAATATCCCACGTTTATAAGTCCTGTGAGTTTACGAGGTAAGGGCGGAGGCTACGAGCGGTTTGATCCTGACGATGAGGGTTCGCAGCAAGAACTTCGTAGACAAGCGGCGACTGCTCTGGCATCTTGGTTATCAAGATACCGAGGGTGTGCAGAAAACATTGGCATTGATCTCAGTGTATTTGAAGATGTGGCGCAGACTTTACGCGGTGTCGAAGAGGATGTTGCATGATTGAATACTTCACGGCACTTGTGATTGCGTATACTTTACATGGTCACGACATTGAAACGGCTGTATGGTTCGAAAGCGAGAAGCATTGTTCGAAGGCCATGCACAACAGGAGTGCAGATTTCATGTACGATTATTTGTTTGACTTGTATGGCAATGACATTTCGATGGGATGCTATCCGACGGACAAGGTATCAAAGTTAATCAGACCAAAGTTAAGACCCAGAAAGGAGGAGTGACATGGGAGACGAGCAGTTGAGTATGTTCCAAGCTGCACAACTCAAATGGTTGAAGAGACAGGTTGATAATCTACAGGACGAAAAGGGGCGCAAAGATCCTAGACCTGGAATAGAAAGAGAGTTGTGGTCGGCCATGGAAGAGTTGGATGACTACGTTGAACAACTAAAACAAATTGGTATTGTGATAGAACACAGAAGAAGATCTTGGGCAGGAGGATAAACATGGGTCGATGGACGGATTTGCAAAAAGAAATGAACGGGCACAAACGCAAGCTTGCAAATAGAAAATACGAGGTGTCGTTGAAGACTGCACCATGGGAGAAAGAAGATGAAAGTGACAGGGATAATGGAAGTGGAACTAGTGAGCGTACTGAGGAGGAAGTTAGAGAAGGTACGTGACGATATAGAATGGGCAGACCCAGATGATCCAAGGATCGAGGGTCTAATAAATGAAATCAATTACTACAAACAAAAGGAAGAAGAAGGAATACTCTATGAACCAAATTTTTGATTTGAATGAAACACGTAGACAGCAGATAATTATTGAATACCTGACCCCAACTGGTAGTGGGTTTGGTGTGACACCAAAAGGAGATCAGGTGTTTTTGAATTCAAGACTTGTGAGCACCATGAATGTTCAACCTGGTGAAATATTCAATGCATTCTTGTTGCCAAACTATCCAGACAAACGTGAGCAGATACCATGGAGAGCGATGCGAGTTGAACCTGTGCACGTTGACTTGGACCTGGCCCATGTGGCGGACGACGATCTAGAAAAACAGATTGCCATGTACATTAAATCTAATGGAATGGACTATCCATACACGGCAAGCATGATAGCTGCTGACTTGGATCGGGAAGAATCTGAGGTGATTGCCGCCATGGAAAATAACAAGGACAGATTCTACAAAGTTGATGCTTACATGTTGTTCTTTGGTAATCAGTAGTATATAAGTTTACTACAACCAAGGAGCAACTGATGAAAAAAGAAATTAAAGTGGAGACCAGAAAGTTTTGTAATGTGGCGTTGTTGCCAGAAGACCATGAGAAATTAAAAGAACTTGCGGACGACGAACAGCGCACCATGACAAGACAGTTATCGGTGATTATAAGAAAAGAGTATGCAAAGCAGACAGGATCTGTTAGTGTATAGACACACTGCTCGAAGGACAGAACTCAAGCCTGTAGTTTTGTGGCCTCGATAACTAGCCCTGCTCCGGCGGGGCTTTTCTTTTATTAGCTTTCCGTAAATGCTCTGGCTCTTTCGAATACCCACGGATCTGGGTCACGTTATCTCTCTTCATTGCTTTGAGAAAACACGCGACGATATCTGGAGTTAATCCAGATATCCTGGAGATCTCGTCTGATCCTGTCTTCAGGTTTCGTAGTCCACGTTTGTAATCTACGACTGCTTCTATTAGTTCTTCGTGGGCTTTAGACTTAGCCATTCTCTTGCTTCCTCTCCTAGTACTCTTGCTCCAATGTCGATCTTGTTTCTGAGTGCTTCGACTATCTTCTCGTCAATGGTGCCCTCGGATACGAGATCAATGTAAGTTACGTTTTTCTTTTGCCCGATACGATGGGCACGATCTTCTGATTGTATGCGTGTCTCCAGGTTGAAGTCGTTGGCATAGTATATCACGAGATCAGCTTCGGTCAAAGTCAGACCGTACCCTGCGGTCGCAGGATTCCCTACAAAGAACTTCAGGTGCTCACTGTTTTGAAAATCCCTGACTGCCCTTTGTCTTTCGTCGTCGGATGTGTCACCGTAATATGAAGCGGCACATCCATCACCAAACTTTTTGTTCAGCATATTTGTTATCTGGATGATGTCGTATCTGAATCGAGACCAGATGATTGCTTTGCCGTCGTGTTCTTCGAGGATCTCTTCCAATGCATCCATCCGACGTGAAGGAAAGTATCTCATCTCACCATCGTCAGTCTTCAGATGTCCTGATAGAACCTGTTGTATGCGTAGCATCTGTGTGATGACAGCCGGAGCGGTCACCATCTCACCATCTTCGAACAGCAACATTGCTTGTCTTTGTAGATCCAGATACATCTTTAGCTGCTCGTTGGTAAGAGAGACGTAACGAGCTGTGTAGATCTTGTCTGGCAGATCCAAACAATCCTTCTTGAGTACACGGAAACTGAACGAGTCGATCTTGTCTGTCAGTTCGTCTAGGTTTCTGTACCCTACGATCTGTTGGAAAGCATGACTGCCCATGGTTCGACGCTGAACGACAGCGTATCGACCCTGAAATGAATAGAAAGACTCATGACCCATGAGACCAGGGCGAAGAAACTCGGTCTGTGCAAAGATGTCCAGTGGACTTTTTGTAATGGGAGATCCTGTTAATAATCTTTTGTACTTGAACCCCCTTGCGATCTTGAGTAGTGACTTCGTGCGCTTGGCCTTATGGTTCTTGATCGTAGTTGATTCGTCGATTGCGATACATCCCACGGGCCCAAGCGCACCAGCCATCCACTCTCCGGCAACCTGTCCCTTGCGTGTTGAATACGATTCGACATTCATGACAAAGATTGTCAGTCCATCGAACGGATCTTTGACCGAGCGCATTTCTTCCTGTTGTTTTTTGTTGGGAGAAGCGACCCATCGGATCACTCGATGTGGCACATCGTCAGACATGTGCTCCGGTATTTCTTTGTTTACCCAGTTTCGATACACACCCTTTGGTGCGATTATCAATGCGAACTTTATACGTCCTGCTAGGTACAGCATTCCCAGATTATCGAGCAGGACTTTCGATTTACCTGTACCCATTTCCATAAATAGTGCAAACTCTATCTTGTCCCATAGAGACCCAGCCCCTGCTTTGTTGAGTGCATCCTCCTGATGCTTGAATGGTTTCATTTTAAAATTGTACTTGACAGTCATCACATACCTCCAGTAGAGTCCACAATACGGATGGCGAAATGGTTTGTCAACCGAACCCTGAAGAGGAAACACTTATGGATATATTTGAAGACTTAATCGATGAGGGCGACAAGTTTGCCAGTGTCGATACCGGAACAGGAAAGCAACTTAGTGATCTTGTTCGCAAACTCCGCAACGTCGAACAAGACATCGAGGACGCAGAGTTAAACCTGAAAGCCTTGAAAGCTGAAAAGCATAGGCTGTCAGTTGAAAACATTCCTGGACTAATGGATGAGATGGGGGTTGATCGCTTAGATGTAGACGGTGTGTCTGTGTCTAGAAAAATGATTGTACATGCTTCTATTCCACAAGACCGCAAGGAAGAAGCCTTCGCATGGCTACGGGAAAATGGATTGGACGACATCATAAAGAACGATGTCACCTGTTCGTTTGGTAAAGGCGAAGACAATGTAGCAGGAGACGTTGTTGGTATCCTGCAAGAAAAAGGTTTTGATCCGAAGACCAAGACCCACGTTCACCCATCTACACTCAAGGCGTTTGTTAAGGAACGTATTGTTGATGGTAAACCTATTGACCTCGATATGTTCGGGGCATTCATAGCCAACGCAGCTGAAATCAGGAGGAAAGCATAATGGCGACCGCAGTAGCAAAAGCAAAAAGCACAGACGTAAGTACCGATGTGCTAGATGACATCTTCGAGACTGCCGGAGATGGTGCATCATTCGATAGCAGTGAGATGCAGATACCGTTTGTTCGGATCTTGCAACCCATGTCACCGCAACTCAAGAAAGGCAAAGCCGAACACATTGAGGGCGCATCACAGGGTGACATCTTCAACAACGTCACTGGTCAGTACTGGGAAGGGACAAACGGCATTGTAGTTATACCGTGCTACCAGACCACCAAGTATCTTGAGTTCATTCCAAGAGAACAGGGTGGTGGGTTTCAAGGTGAACTAGCCGCCAACGATCCTATGGTTACCAGTGCAAAGCGGGATGGATCTAAAGAAGTTCTGTCCAATGGCAACGAACTGGTGAAGTCTGATCAGCATTACTGCTTGATTGTTGGAGAGGAAGGATCATTTCAACCTGCTGTGATAGACATGAAGTCTAGCCAGTTGAAAGTCAGCCGTCGTTGGAAAACACAGATCGCAATGCAAAAGATCAAGAACCCAAAGACGGAACAACTCGTTACTCCTGCGGTGTACGCCACAATGTGGAAACTATCTGTCACCGAAGAGTCTAATGACAAGGGTGATTGGTTTAACTACCAAGTATCGAAAGAAAGCTTGGTAAGTAATCGCGACCTGTTGGTGGAAGCAAAAGCTTTTAGGGAGTCTATTCAATCAGGAGAGGTGAAGGCACAGCCAGAGCCAGTTGATCCTGTAGGAGACGACGAAGTACCCTTCTAAACTTTTAACACGGTAGATCTTTTCAAAAAGATTTACCGTGTCTTTCACCCAACAGGAGCCAAGCATGTCATTAGCAGACGAAATGCTTGCGGCCTTCGAGGGTTCGAAGGTTGCACATGGTACAACTACAGTGGGTCGGATTGGCAGGAATGGTAAAGCCGATGCTGACAGCAGGATTGTACGGCAAGCATTAACAGTTGAGATTATGCAAGGACACATTGATGGTGAGCAGGGGGTCGGGGCTATCCCGATCAATGAAGAAAACAAATGTAGATGGGGCGCACTGGACATAGACATCTATGACTTGGATCACAACGAACTACAGCAACGGATACAAAAACTAAAACTTCCGCTGCTACATTGCAGATCTAAATCAGGTGGTGCACATTTGTATTTGTTTCTCAAAGAGTACGAACAGGCAAAAGTTGTGCGTGAGTACCTGTTGGAAATGGCAGTTGCTCTGGGGCACAGTGGATGCGAGATCTTTCCAAAGCAGGATATTATTCTGGCGGAGAGGGGTGACGTAGGAAACTTCATTAACTTGCCATACTTCAATGCGGACTTGCCACAGAGGTATTGCTTCAACTCAAAGGTTGAGGCCATGGAGATTGAGGATTTCATAAAAGCTATCCACAAGAACACAGTCCCTGTATCCAAGCTAGAAGGATTGAGATCCAAGAACAACAAACCGAGGAAACTATTGTCGGATGCTCCGCCATGTCTTCAGCATTTGTTTCGTGATGGTCCGTCAGGCGAAGAGCGCAACAAGAAACTCTTTATGCTTGGGGTGTATTGCCGGATGAAACACGGAGACAATTGGAAGGCTGAGATGGAAACGATGAACCAACAGTTATTTTCTCCACCGCTTGATGCCAAAGAAGTTTTAGCATTACAGAAGAGTTTAGATAAAAAGGAATATTTTTATACGTGCGAACAGGAACCATTTAGAAGTTACTGTGACAAAGAACTTTGCATGTCCATGAAGTTTGGCATCGGGGACACAGGAACAGAGGTTCCAGAGATAGGAAACTTACTGGTGATACTATCGGAACCCAGGCTATACTTTCTCACAGTGGCAGGGAAAAGAATACAACTAAACACGGAACAGCTTCAGACCCAAAGCCTGTTTCAAAGGGCTTGCATGGAACAAGCACAGATGGTGCCACCAATTATAAAACCTAGAGCATGGCAAGCTTTGCTCCACAAGTTAATGACGGAGAGTTCTAGTCAGGAAGTGCCAGAAGAACTGACGGTGGGTGGTGAGTTTAAAGCATTACTCAAGGCGTATTGTACCAGTCGCATTAGAGCGTTGCACCCAGAAGAATTGTTGCAGGGTAAACCGTTCACAGACAACGAGGGGTACACGTCTTTTACTATGGTAGGACTGATGGAGTTCTTACACAATCGTAGGTTCACTGCTTTTACAAGGGCACAGGTTCAAGAGCAGCTGAAGAAATTAAATGATGACCGAGAATGTCATGGTCATAAGAATATAACTAAAGAAGATGGATCAAGAACCACCGTTCGTGTGTGGTGGGTTCCGGCATTTGAGAACGATGAGGTAGCGATACCTATAAAGGAGATGGACAATGAAATACCGTTCTAATTTTTTGAAGGCCAAGGATGTGGCTGACTGGCTCGATGTATCCGAGTCCGCCATATACAAGTGGGTAAACGAGGGAAACTTTCCGAAGCCATACAAGTTTGGCAATGGAGACGCCCGAAGATCTGCCAGTCGTTGGAGCAGACAGGACATTGACGAGTGGCTAGAGGGTCGCCGTACTGATGATTGATAACGCTACGCTAATCTTGGGACCTCCAGGTTGCGGCAAAACTTATACGTTAATCGAAAGAGTACAGGCAAAGCTTGAAGAAGGTGTGCATCCTTCGCAAATTGGTGTGGTCTCCTTTACCACCAAAGCGATAGGTGAGTTCATTGATCGAGCTTGTGACAAGTTCAATCTTACTAAGCAAGACTTTCCACACTTCAAGACCTTACATGCGACCGGGTATCATGGGTTGGGCCTGGCCCCAAAGGATGTGATGAGCAAACAAGACTTTACCAAACTAGGTGAGATGCTTGCCGTAGACTTCGACGGTGCAGATTCTACGTCCGTGCACGATGGGGTAGCCATGCCAAGCATGAAAGGATCGGGAGCCAAGTACCTACAGATTATTATGCGGTCGGTCTATCGGATGTCTGACCTGGACTTTGAGTTCAACTACGAGGAGGATCACGACTTGAGTTTCTCCAAGCTTGTGCAGATTGAAAAGCAATTGCTTGAATACAAGTCCAAAACCAACCGTGTGGATTTCTCTGACATGATTGCCAAGTACATAGACATCGCAGAGCCACCGAACTTAAATCTATTGATTGTTGACGAGGCGCAGGATCTTACACCTTTACAATGGAAGATGGTAAGAAAGATGTCCGAACATGCGGACGAGGTGTTGATTGCAGGGGACGATGATCAGGCTATCCACCGTTGGACGTCTGTAGACGTCGAGGACTTCATTAACTGCACAGATAGGGTTGAGGTACTCAATCAGTCGTACCGCTTACCACGGAGCGTCTGGGAGCTTGCTATGGGTATCTCCCACCGCATACCGGGCAGACTAGAGAAAGAGTTCTACCCCAGACAAGAAGAGGGCAGAGTTACGAGGGTCATGAACCGATGGGCACTGCCATTACATCAGGGATCATGGACTATCATGGCTCGAACCAACTCGTTTGTGAACGATATAGCAGAGTTCTTGGAGCAAGAAGGATACTTCTACAGTCGCAAGGGTCACTGGTCTGTGCCTGAAAAGAAACTGGAGGCGATGTCTGTGTGGAAGGATATCACTACAGGGAAGGGCACGTATGTCGGGAGAGTCAAAAGATTGTACGAAATGGTGCCAAAGATGGGAAAAGGTGCAGTTGTTAAACGTGGATCTATCAAACTGTTGGATGCCGCTGCGCTTGATGAACTGCTGACCCATGCCAAACTGGTCAAGGACTTTGGGATGTTGGCACCCATAGATACATCGCCTCTTGATGTGATTAGACTATCGGAACAGGAAAAGATTTACATCAGATCTATTGAGAGAAAAGGCGAGAGCGTTTACAAAGAACCAAGGATCAAGATCTCTACGATCCATGCCATGAAAGGTGGTGAGGATGACAACGTAGCGGTGTACTTGGGATCTACCAAAGCATGTGTAGAGGGTAAGCATCCAGAGGATGAAGACAGGATATTCTATGTGGCAGTGACTCGTGCCAAACAGAACCTGTATCTTATAGAGTCGGATAAAAAATACAGGTACGAGATATGAAACTAATACCTGTGCCTATAAGTCTACGTGAGGCTCGTGAGTTTGTTGGAAACTTTCACCGTCACAATAAACCACCACAAGGTGGGAAGTTTGCTATAGGTGCGGAATTTGAAGGAGAGTTGGTTGGAGTTGCAATTGTGGGTAGACCTGTCTCAGCCACCTTAGATAATACTTTTACGGTTGAAGTAACAAGGGTCTGCGTTGTTGATAATGCACCTAAAAACACTTGTTCTTTTTTATATGGGAGATGTTGGAGAATCTGGCAACAGATGGGGGGTAAAAGGATGGTAACTTATACTTTGCAATCTGAACCTGGATCAAGCTTGAAGGGGGCAGGATGGAAGATAATGGGAAAAGTTGAACCGCACGATAAATGGCAGAAAAGTAAAAATCGTGAATGGCAACCAATATACGGGCAACTAAAATTTAGATGGGAGGCAGAATGAAACGCAACGATTATTTAGATACAGCGAAAGAACTGATCAACGGTAACAGAGCAAAAGACTATGGAGATGCGAAGGATAACTTCGACCGAATA